GATTTCTATATGATTCTGTACGGTAACGTCATTTGGTACCAGAACCCTACGGTTTATCCGCTAGAGCGTTCTTCCTCAGCGCAGTAAATACACTGAGGTCCTTGAAAAGTCCTTTCTTGCGATCCTCATCTGTTCTGAGTGTAGGTCTATCCATATAGCGGCGGAAAACGTCTGCTATAGCGTCCGGGTTGTCCTTTAACATGGGTACAACTGGAAAAGGTCGGAACTGTTTATCTTGATGAACAGTAACCGGAAAGCCATGATTAATTCTATGGCAAACTTCTCTCACCATTCTTTCTGATATCTTTCTAGATACCAGGTGAGAGAGATGGAGTACCTGTTTTGTTAACGGGTCCCCTTGCAGGATCCCACTGCGTTTTTGTCCGCAGAGGTGTCCTAGGCGCGCTGTAAAAAGTCGCCTCTCCTGTACCAGCATTCTGGCACAGAGGGTTAGGTAAAAGGTGGGCATGCCCAAAGCTTTACCAAACTCGCACACCATTAGGTGCGCTAGATATGGGCTGAGCCTATCTGTGGCTTCAGACCAGTCTTCATTCCCGAGAAACATCTTCTTGGGATTCCCTGTCTCATGACGGAATATTCCGTCGGGAGGTATTAAAGGGGAAGTTCTCTTATAGAACTCCCACATGTGGTTGGACGCCTTCATTCCAGTATGGGATGAGGGTATCTGAGAAATGAAGGTAGAGAATACATGTGCAAGCGGATGCAGCACCAACGAGTGCTCCAAACTGCTCACAGTAATCATTCTCGCCTTTCCTTGCTCGACTACCGTTGATACACGGCAGTCGGTAATACGATAGCACTCCGGTTCTGGAGATGCTTGTAGATGATGTCCTGTTTTCAGGTACATCATTGCTTCCGCTATTGCATAGTGGAAGAGAATCATGCCGGCACGGTCGGCATCAGACTCAGTGACCTGTATCACTTGTGAAACAGATCCATTTTCCAGGTTAAAGATGCGTAATCTTTTCCCTAGTAAGCTACGCATAATTTTTCGCGCGGCTTCCGCCTTCCCTGCTAACTTGCCGTTTATTCGGCGGGGATGCGTAAGGCATGCACTGTTCGACAGCGACACCTTGCTGTTCAGAAGAGCCCTATTCAGGACCTCTCTGAAATTTTTCGAACCAAGTATCTCAGTTGCGACCTCATGTGTTGCAACGGTCACTAACTCGATGTCCAAGTCAGTGGGTTTCTCAGGTTGTTGTTCAACCGTAAGTAGGAACTTCTCGAAGGATTCGTGTTGTAGAGCACGCGGTGCGAGACCGCATGCTCGGGTTTGCGTCAGATACGCAACTGCTGTTAGCCCCTCATAGCTAAGCAGCTCTTTCCCCTCTAGGTATTTATCGAAGAAGGGCTTCAGGAACCAGAACTCTGGTCCCACATCGGAGAAATGCGCTTGCGCACGCTCCTTCAAGGATTTATCCTTGATGTAGCCACGTACCGCCTTTAGACGGCCGTAGTACGTACTGCCTTTTTCCTTGAAAAGGTCAAAGACAGCTGAGCACAGGTAACTGTGCATCACCTTGTCGAAGTATTTCCAATTGTTTACTTCGAGCATACCTTTCCCCGCAAAAAGTAGGGTCAGGCACAGTCCATCTCCTGTTGACAGGAAGTTTTTGACTGCATGGAGACCTCCAGAGGAGGTTTCCATCTTGAGTAGCTCTGCCGTAGGCAGGTTACCCATTTCCCGGAGATCCTCACCCGTGGTCGCATAAAGCAATTTGCGAGCACGCTCGGATAACCAGGTTTTCCCACCTCTTTTACAAGAGCCTGAGAATTTCTTCCACCAGTAAGTCTTCAAGAAGACTCGGTAGACGTTGTATACGGAAGGTAATTTCGAAAATTCCATCCGTGTGTTCAAACCTGTCACCTCCCTAGGGAGGCGGTGGGTGAGGAACCCGTGTCGTTTTTGGCAGAAGCCAGACACAGGTGTGCCCATATTTGCCGTAAAGACATCTATGTGCTTATCAGTACCCTCTTCACAACAGCAAGTGCTGGAAGGGGAGC